TACTTGTATACCTTCATAAGTTATGTTTATGACATAAGCATCTGTAGAGCCGTCTAAAGTATCGGAACCTGTAGGAGTTAAGTTTACTCTTGTTGAAACTGCGAATCCTCCATTAGAAATAAATCTCATTAATCTATTTGTATTGTCTGCTGCTGGAGGTAAATTTAATGTTGCATTACCTGCTCCACCAGACCAAGATAATCTAATAAGCATAGATTTATGATAAGTTGAATCTGATAAGTTAACAGTAGAACCATCACTCATAGTAAGATTAGTAGGAATTAAATAATTCTCTAATTGATATACTTCAGCTTTTTTAGTTTCGCTTCCTTCTACTACAGCAAGTAAATCATCCTCTTGTATGGCTGTAATTGCTGTTAATTGTGATATTTTTTTACTCATTGTTTATAATTTTATATTGTTACCGTTTTCTTGTAATATGTTTCCTCCTGATTCTAATAATAAAACACCTACGCCTGATATTCTACCTACACCTTGACTTCTTAAAGTTCCATCACAACATTTTCTTGAGTATGTACCATCTTTACACATACAACCTCTTCTGCTACCACTTGGAACAGCGTTTCCTACAGTTTCATTTGTTTTTTTCATAGTTATTGTTTTGGCACACAATTAGGCACTTTTCTACCATCTTTATCTTTCATTCCTATTTGTTCATAGCCTGCTTGACATGGATTATCATCGTTTAAATCTAATTCACCAAGTTCTCTTAGTTTTCCTCTTGACCAGTTTAACCCTGCTTTACCACCCCATAATAAATAAGATATAGTTCCACAAGCTTTAGTATCAGATTCATCATAATAAGTTTCTGCTCTACTTAAATAACTGTACATTCTTTTTATTGTAGATACAGATAATTTTTCACCTCTTGCTAATTGTTGAGCTCTTACTTTGCCAACATTAGTGGCACATTTATTATTTACTTTTTGATTTAATTCAATACCTCTTTTAGCATTGTTTCTAACACCACTTCCATAATCGCTATAAGTTTTAAACTCATACTTATTGTCTAGTATTGAATTGGCAATCTCTAATAATATTTCTCTTGCTTCTTCTTCTTCATTCACTTCTTCTATTTTACTCATAGCAATTTTATCAGTAAAATATCCTTCTATAGAAAATCCTTTAACTAAACCTGTTTTTACATAATCATTCCAAACTTCATCATTGTTTACTTTCATAGAAACCATCCAAGTACCTACAGGTAAATCCATATCGTACTTTCTTGACTTGTCGTGTACATCGTCTTCTATAATCCAAGATTCAACTACAGATAGTCCATACAATTCAGCTTGATGCTCTAATGTAGATTTGTTTTGATTGCCTCTCATTAAGAATAATTCAGATGCTTTTCTTACAGTATCTTCACTAAAGAATATATAATACTCATCTTCTCCGTTACGTCTATAAATATTCTTATTAGGAACTAAAGCAGCACCCATTAATATTTTCTTTTCTTTATCTACTTCAGCTAGTTTTATTTCATGCTGTTTAGATAATGCAATAAAGTTTTCTTCTATTGCTGGTTCATCTACAATAGAGATTGCTTCTATTCCAGATAATTCTTGTTCTTCGTCTATAATTAATTCTACTATTTTCATATTGAATTTATTTTTATAATTAACCTATTGATGCTGTACTTGTAATATTTCTGTCTAATTCCTGAGCTGTAGATATTTCTTTGCTAACAACAAATGCTTTTATTGGTTGCCCTGTTACACCTGCTAATGTAGTTGCTAATTGACTTACGTCACCAACACCTACTACATTAAAGTCAGGAGCTTCAACTTCTCCACCTCCAGCACCACCGCCAGCACCTCCTACAGAAGCAGATATAGATGATTTACTTTTTATTGCATTTATACCACCTGCCGCTGCTGCAACTATACCAGCAATATTTATACCCGCATTAATGTTATTTTTAGTTATACGAACTCTACCTCTTGCTTCAGCAGTTAAGTCTCCTAACATAGCTCTAGCCTTAGCTGCTGCACCAATTACCTGATTTGTTTCTTTAGTTTTTACTATTACTTTAGCTATAGCTTCTGCTTTTTCTGTTACGATTGCTGCTATTTTAAAACCATCATCTAAATCGCCTAAAGCTTTTAGTCCATTACTAACAGATTTTGCCGCATCAAAATACCCTTCTCTAATTGCAATTCTAGCCTTTGTTTCAGTTTTCTCTGCATTTGTCAAATCTTTTAATCGTTTTTTATTTTGCCTATCTAGTTCAGCAAATTTATTATCTCTTTCTTTTGCTCCTTCAGCAAGAGCCTCCATTGCCATTATTTGTTGTGCAGTATAGCCCTCTAAAAATAACTTATTTAATTCAACTCCTGACAAACCTAGTTCATTTAAAAGCTTAACCTTTTCTCTAGTTTCTTTTTCTCTTTCGCCTTCTTGAAGTTTTATAAAACCTCGAATTGTTTCTATATTTCCCTCTCTTAATTCTTTTTCTCTTAAAAATTGACCTGCAAGAATAGTCCCGTCTTCTCTGCTGTTTCTTTCTCTTTGTATTAATGCATTTCTTCTTCTGCTATTAGCCATTTTTTCAAGCCTTTCAATTTCTTTTTCAGAGTCTATATATTTTTGAAAATAATCTTCAAGATTATCTATTCCTTTTTCTCTTGCTTCATCATCTAAATCAATTCTTTTTTGTATAATCTTAGCTTGTTCTTCAGCAATTTTATCTTTTGCAGCTTCAGTATATGCTATTTCTAATATTTTTTTTCTATATTTTTCTAATTCATCAACCGCATCTTTTGTATTGTTTTGAATATCTATCATAGAAATACCAGATTTTTTTAAACTATCTACAAAATCAGGATATTCTTCATTTAATTTTTCAATAGCTAATTGATGTTGTTCTTCTGACCTTGTAGCGTCTTGTAATATTCCTATATAAATTTCAAAATTACCAGCTAAATCTGCTACTCCACTAGCAGCATCTTCAAAAGTCTCACCTAAATCTAAAGTTCTGCCAGATAATTCTTTAAACAATTTATCTAATCTAGGCATAAAACTTATTAATAGTTGGACTGCAATTAAAAAACCTCCAGTACCCCATAAAGAACTTAGTAATTGTTTAAAAGAAGCTATTACTCCATTATTAGTTTTTACAAATGAACCAAACAAACTTACTAATTGACCCAAGTTGTTAGCCATACCAGTAAATCCATAATTAGCATCAGAAGCTAAACGACCTGTTTCTAAAAGTATTGCATTATTTAAACCAGCTTGAGCTCTTGCGTTATTAGTAGCATCTGCAACTCTCATTTGTTCTGCTGCTTCAGCTTTAAGAGTACTAATTAAATTTCTTTTTTGTATAGCTGATTTTTCATCATTTATAATTTGCTCCCTTTGTTCTTTATTTAGTATGGTAACTTTACTTGACAAACCTTGAACAGCATCTTCAGCTCCTTTTAATTTTTTAGTTGCCTTATCATCAAGTATTACTTGAATAAGTATTTTTTTAGTTGCCATATCTTAATCTTTTAAGTTGTTCTTTCATTTGTTTAAAATCTTTTACTGCCGCATACTTACCTTTTGCTATTTCTATATTTTCACCTTCTCCATACCATTTTGAAGCGTTAAGTAAATCAAGTATATCTTTTATCATAATTATAGTTTATTTAATAATTCTATTTCGCTTACTTCAGTTTTAAGATTTGTTGTTATAGAATTAATCGTAAACCTTCTGTCTTGTATTATAAGCTCGTCGTTTAATCTCATGTTTATTAAAACTTCTTTAGTTAAATATGCTTTTATTTTATATATTCTTTTCTTGGAGTCAAATAAATCACTAATATAATCTTCGTAAAACTTCTTAAATAAAGAATTTGTAGTTCCTCCGTAATCTGTTAAGTTCCATTCATCAACTTCATTATCAAAGTTAATTGTAAATGCTGGAGGTCTGTAAATTACATAAGTTTCGCCTGATACCATAATATCATCAGCTAAAGTTAACTGTGTATCACTATCTACAGAAGATACTGTTGATTTAGTGTTATCTGTTGTGTTTAACACAATATCTCCAACTATAACAGTTGACGTAAAGTTTTGACCAGTTTCTATAAGTTTATTAGTTGTTGTAGACGTTGTAGTTCCTGATTCAGCAGGGTTTGTTGAATTATAAGCATCTTCATTTGTATTAGAAGGTCTAAAATATTGCACTAAAGAAGATGAACCAGAACTAATCCAGTTTATAGATTTATTAGTAGATATTCCTGTTTCTTTAATACCATAAAAAATTAAAGGTTTAGTTAATACAGGTTCATAATTACCCTGATTAAAGTTTTCTAATATCATATATTCATCACCAGAAACAAATATATTATTAACAAGTGAAAGCTGAATATTGCTATCTATAGCTGTTATTGTTGTAGAAGTGTTATCTGTCAAATTTCTAACAGTATCCCCTACAGTTAAATTATTATCTTCAAATTCAGCACCACTGTCGTATAGCTTATTGCTTATTGTTGAATCTGTTGTGCCTTGTGCTTTAATAACATAATCACCATTAAATTCACCATCGGCAGAATATCCCCACAATATATCTGTTAAATAAGTATCGTTTGTTCCTGTGTAATAAGGACTGCTACTAGATTTATTTTCATCAAACAATCTTTCAAACTTCATGTGTTCAAAAGGTGTTTCTACAGTATATATTTCTCCTTTGTCAATGCCACCTTCTCTTGCTTTTTCGTTACCAAAAATATCATTAAATTGTTCTTGATGATTAATAGCGAGAAGAGTGCTGGGTTCTTCGTATTTAAAATCAACACCACTATAAACAGTAGGAGCGTCAACATCAGTGCTTGAAACGTCTACCATACTAGTAATATCATAACTGCCTCCAGAAGGATTGTTTACTGCATCAGCATAAAAGTTATCTAAAGTATCTACATATATTTTACCAAAATTAGAGTCAGCAATATCATCAATATAATATGCTGTTAAATTAAACATTTTAAATATTCCAGTTAAGAAATCTATATTTTTTAATTCTGGTACATTATCTGTTATAACTATTCTTTCTGTTGTTGATAGTCCATTAGCTTCATAAGTTGCTTCTGTTTCTGAAGTTGGAGTAGTAAGTATAAATTCAGTAACAGTTAAGTCGGCATCAAAAGATATAGCTCCTGTAGATTCTAATACAAATCTTAATTGATGACTTCCTGTATTAATAAAACTTTGAGAAACAGTCGAGTCACCTACTAAATTATCTTCTTCAATTAATGTAACGCCGTTTTCTAAATCAATAAGTTTTAAAGTGTATGTATCGGTATCAGATGTTGTTATGTCTAAATCAACAGTAAATGAATTAGTAAATTTTATTACAGAAAAAGTTATTAAATTTCCTGAGACATCAAAAGGATTGCTTCCTTCTCCTGTATAAACATAATCTCCAATAACTTTTGTTTTTAACACATCATCTTCTCCTCCTATTTGACCTTTGTTTCTACTTAGCCATAAATATAAATTTGAAAAAGCAGTAGTTCCAAAGAAATCTCTAGTAAATTCAATATTGTATCTATCTTCTATTGCTTCTATTATATTTAAACATTTTACAGCAGGTTTTAAGTCGGTAAAATTTAATCCTTGATTGTCTGAAGGATTAGTTGAATCATGATATAAATTGCCACTATATTGAGGGATACTATTAGAAGAATCGTAATAAAATCTTTTAGTATGAGATATTAAAGGATATATAATTGATTGTGAAAATAAACCATTTCTTATACCTAGTCTTACATTAGAAGCAGTATAATCGTGGCTATAGTTATCATCTAAATAAGGCAATGTCTTTAACTGGTCATCTCCCATAAGAGTTCCTAACTCTACTGTGTTACCATAAAATACAATACTATAAGAAAAAGGTTTATTATCTTTTAGTTTTACAGATTGTAATTGCACTTTACCTCTTTTGTATGGAGAATAATCTATTTCTAGTAAAGCATCTTTTTTTATTCTACTATTAAAACCATCGTCTATATTATAATTATACCAATGCTGAAATACTTTGTTATTTTCTTTAGATGCTGGCAATGTAAAAGGTTGACTAAAATCTGTAAATACTTTAGAAATGTCTTTTACGTCTTGTATTTTAGATGTTAATGTGATAGTTTCATCACTAAACATTTCCATTTGAACATAGTTGTCGTCTTTGTCTTTTATGTATAGTATAGGTTGTTTCACTATTGTATATTGTTTATTTTATCAAAGGCATAATCAAATTGTACTGTGTAAGAAATCAATTTATCATTAACTGACTTTTTGAATTGTAAACTATTAGATTTAAGATTTATAGGCAAAGTATTAGTTCCGTCGTATACCCAAACTTGTTCTGATAATAACATTTGTCTTACTATCTCATTATGGTCTTCAGGATAGAAGCCAGTACTTATTGTAATAGATTCTTTACCATTTGAAATAAATATCTTTTCTTGATGTTTAGATAAAGAGTAAGTTGGGCTTCCTCCTGAATTATCAAAGTCAATAATATTATTTTTAAATTTATTAGACGATATAGAAATGTTAGTCATCGATTTCTTGAAGAACCATAAGTTTTGTAGTGCTCCATATTTATTATAAAATATTATATTTAAAGGAGTAAATTTAGGTTCGCATACTTTTCTAAGTGTTATAATAACATCGTCAGGATAATCTGCACTATCGCTTGATATTGTAACCGTATCTCCGTCTGATAAATATTCTGTATCTGTTAGTATAAGATATTGTATTTTTTGATTAGTATCGCCGTTGTCTGTTATTTCTTGGTCTTCGTCTCCATCACCCCAATTTACATCGTAAGTGTCCCAAAAGACATTAGCCTCATTCCAGTTTACATTAGCACCAGCGTCTGTATCTAATACAGCAGTTACTGTTGCAGCTTCCGCATATATAGGAATCTTTATATCATCACCATCGTTGTAATAGATAGAAGTATTATCTTGAAGTACCATAGGCGTAGTATACTCTGTGCTTCTAGGGTTTATGCCATCTTCAAAGTAACCGTAACCATCAATTGCCAAGTAAGGATAAGTATTTGTGTCCTGTGAATTTACTTGTACTATTGCGTCGTTTGAATCGTATATCGTTATGTCTGCATCTACCCATAAAGTATCTGTAGCATAATTATTATACTCTGTTATCATAAAGTCTCTTATAAGTTCGCTCAATTCAAAAGTAACGTAATTGTTTGTTCCTAACTCTTGTTTTGTTAATGTATACTTTTTGTCTCCAGCTACTCTATCTGCATATACTCCAGTCCATATATATAATTCTAATTTTGCTTTTGCTAAAGAAGCATTAGATATTTTTTTATAGAAAGGGCTTCTTGTGTTAATTATTGTTGACATTATTTTATAATTTTCGTTTGTATTGAAAAGGTTTCATTAGCACCTTTTTTATATCCTGCTCTTTTTAATATATTTTCTAAATCACTATCTATATCCATAACAATGGGCTCGTGTATATTTCTTAGCTCTTCAAATTTAAGCTTAACTAAATCAGTTAAAAATCCTGTAGGATATATTCCTTTAATTCTTAATGAATTGCTTATTAAAGATGCTATTCTTGATATTTTTCCAATATCACTTAAATTTACTAAATCTCCATTTAAATCTTTAAAACCTCTTTTATTTCTAATCCACTGAATTAATTTATCTTTTGATACATTTGTACTGCTTGTTCCTTCGTCTATTTGTTCTGCATAAGAGTTACCTTCTATATTTAGCTCTAATACTGAATTACTTTCTTTTTCTATTATTTTTAAACTTTCTTGTAAACTACCGCTAGCTGTAATATTTGTTGTTACAGTTCTTGAAGGGTAATCTCTTTTTCTATCTTTTCTTGATATTTCAACAATAGCATTGTCAAGTAAAGACTTTGTGTATTGTCTTAAATATTTTTCAGTATTTTCTAATTTTAAACTCATTAGCAAGGAGATTGACCATTAGCGTTAATATCTGATATTTGATTGTTTGCCACTGTGATTGATATATCTAAGCTCCAACCAGCAAGAAGATTCTCAAATCTATCTTCAAACATATTGGCAGTGTAATCTGTGTCTATTTGATACAAGTCAGTAAACAACTCTCCTCTTCTAAGTGCCGATTGTAAACCATTAACTACAGCAAACTGAGTATTTAACACATCCTGCTTATTGTTTATGTCATGAAAATAATTATTCAAATCTTTCTTATCTTCTTTAGTTTCATTTACAATATCCATACAAAGAACTTGTAGATTAAATTGCACTACATGGTCTTGAAATGTACAACTGTTTACAATTATGTGTGATAATGGAAATATAGTTTGTTTGGCTAGGTCAACTTCAAATATATCTCCAAACGTAACTGAATTTACATTTGTATTGCCTTGAAGGTATGTTTTCAGTGTATCTAGTATGTCGTAAAAACTGGTCATCTTTTATATGCTTTTTTTAATTCTTGTTGTTCTATATCTACTTTCTCTTTTTCAAATGCCAAATAATTTAAACACTGGTAGAGTGGAAGCTCGGTAACTGCATCGAAGTTTCTGACATCTCCTTTAGCGAGTGCATAAATTGATTGATACCAACCCCACTTTTTTGCAAATGCATCTCTAGCTGTTGCATATCCTCTTTCTTCAGTTTTTGCTCCAAATATTTCGGTATAGCTGCCAGTAATTCCGTCCCTAAATCGTAAAAAAAAACCATTGAACTTATTGCTACATCTAATGGCATCTCTTTCATTAGCTCTTGTATTTCTTCATTTACCTTGTAAGGTGAAATAGTGTATTTATCTTTTGCTTTAAAATTAACTGGTCTATACAATACAGCCATAGCTTTATGTATTTTTTGCCAATCAGAAACGTTAGTTTCAATGTCTACATATTCGCCAAGTGTGATGTCGTCGAGCTTTGGTATAAATCCCATATCTACATCTAATAACTTAAATCTTTGTATTAACTTAGGTTTCTCTGCAAACGCTTTATTTAATATTTCTAATATTTTGTTAAACTCTTTCAAAGGAATCCTACTAACGTCTCTTAGTGAAACATTACAGAATATTTCTACAAGTTTCATATTTAAGAAATCGTTTATCTTATCTTCATCTTCGGCATCCTCTGTTTTATTCTGCTCTATGACTTTCATATACTTTTGGTATTGCCAAAGTTTAATGTCAGATAGAGTTGTTGGTACTTCTAATTCGATTTGTTTTAGTGCCATATTATAATTAATAATTTTATTAGTTTTTGTACTCTACTATATTCCACCTGAATATATGTCAGGTATATATGTATTATATATGTATATGTTACATACTATGTATTACATCATGTATATATACACTATGTAATATATTACACTATGCAATATAATACATTATGTAATATAATACACTATGTATATATATATATAATATAAATTATCTGACTATTTGTCGGTTGGATTATGTTTATAGTAGTAGAAGGTATATAATTCTATAATCTTATCACTCCATTCTTTTAACCCGTAAGTCTCTGGAGAGCGTATTAAATGACCATTGTCATTAACTTCAACATAGTACTCTTTCTGCGTCTTAGGCACGGCATATATCTTTATGCCATTATCAATGCAATAAGATATTGCCTTTAGATAATTTCTGTCATATCGAACTAATCGCTTTTTTCTACCCATTAGATTCATAAAGGTATTGAATTCACAAGTAACTTACAAGTGTCAGATGGAAAGTATGATATGTAGAGAGAGTAGAGTAATATACTTAGCCGAGTTGCAAACAGGGAGAGTCCCCCTTTCTATATTTCTATACAAAACTAAAACTAAAAATAAGCTCATTTAAGAGCTTTTAATATTAAATTGAGGGGTAACTACCATAAAGGGTATTAAACTAGCTAAAAAGGGCTTTAAATTGCTTGTAATATGGCTATTGTATAGCTGATTAAGAAAAGAATCTTACTTTTTCAATATTTAATTAATCATAACTAACTGAATGTTAGAAATCTAACAAAATGTTGGATATAAAAAAACCCCCTTAAAAGGAGGTTAATTTTTAATAAAAGGCGTTAAAAGATTAATTTATTTTAATTTACAAGGCGTTTAATTCATTAGACAAGCTTTCTTTTGTATAGTGCCATTCTCCCACATAATCGTTATTTATGCCTCTTATTTGATACAATGAGAAGTTGTTTAAATGGTCGACACCTTCAAAAATCTCAAATTTATATTTGCCTTTACTTAAATACTTTCTTTGTTCTCTTCTTTTGTTTGCATGGTGCAATATGTTTTTTTCTAATCTGTGCATAATCTTAATTTAAATTAGTTAATATTATTTCTTTGTTTTGAATAAGCTTTAAAATATTTTTTTTGCTTCTGTGCCTAAAATTAACTCCTATAAAATCATATAAATACTTTAAAGTAGTTCGGCTATAATCCCAATAATTTTTGTCTATCTTTAATTTGCCTTTAAAATCATATGGCTTAAATGCTATTAATGTAGAATAGCTTTGAAAATATACACCTTTTTTAGTATAGATTTTAAATTGATTTGCAACGGGGTTGCCTGTTCTTGATGAACACATTTGATTTACTTCGATTGCTTTCATTTTATTTAAATTTAAATTTATAAATACTTTTGCTTTGTCTGTCTGGCGAAACAGAGGTTAATCTGGTTATTAAGTAACCTCTACAAGTATACGACCTTTGAGCCGTTTCTGAACCGCCTAAACGCCTGAACCATTTTTGAGTATCTTTTGAAACTATATTATTGTAGTTTTCTTTTGTTATCTTTTCTGTTTTTTGACCCTCTACAAAGTATGTTGTTTTTGTATTTGGGTTTTTTACTAAACTTGTTTTTGTCATTGTTATTTCCATTGTTTTATATTTCTAAGGTTAATAATAGGCATAAAATAAAAGCGCTTATATAAACAAAAGCTTTTATAAATAAATCACTTAAAATGATTTTTGCGAATAGGTTTTTAATTCTTGTTTTCATAATTAAAATAAATTGATTAATAAATTAATGCAGGCATATAATACAAGTAAAGAACCTGCAAAAGATAAAATAGTAATTGTTTTAATAATTAGCTTGTGAATTGTGTTTTTCATTTGTTTGATTGTTTTATAAAATTATCTAATCTTAGTAAAAATTGCGTTTTACGATATTCTTTTAATAACTTATCATAGTCGCAATCGTTTTTTCTATTAGGATAATAATAATTAATTAAGTTAAGTTTTCTTTCTAATGTTTTTAGTTTTTGTTCCATTTGTTTGTTTTAATGTTTAAACAAATATATATAAATATTTCCAACTGACAAAATTATTTATAATTATTTTTTTTATATGTTTGTGAGTTAAACAAAAAACCCCCGCACAAAGCGAGGGCAAACAAACAAACAAAATTTTATGACTTAAAGGTATTGAATTTATATTGAATTCACAAGGTATTAAATTTATTTCTCTATTAAATTCATATATTGAATTGCTCTATGCCTTGAGTATTGTTCAATAGTCCATTGAATTGACCTATCCGTATTGAATTGCTTTTTGTATGGCTCTTGTCCTACTTCTTTTATTTCAAACGTTAGAACTCTCATGTTTTAAATTTATTCTTATCGTGTCTTTTATATTTATATTTATGCCTTTGTTGATTCATAATAGTTACAAAGTGTTTTGATGGACATAACACCCTCACCTCTTCTTTTTCTTTATCCCAACTGAATTTATGTATCATATAATTTGGTATCCATACCATTGAATTATCGTACTCAATAAATAACTTTGCTTTCTTTGTAGCAGTTCTAATAGCTTTGAATTTAAACTCTACCAGCTCTCTAATGAATTTGTGTTGCATATATTAAATTTCTAACTTATTACTTCTAAGTTTGTAATTATAAACGTCTAATATCTCTTGAATAATATCATATTCATTATTATAAATGTAAATCTTTTTAACGCTCTTACAATTCTTTATTAATCTATCAACATCAAAGTGTTCATTTTTAAACATTATCTTTTTCAGTGCCCTAACAAATTTAGTAGATACAGCATTTTTTCCTATGACATCTTTTAAACTTAAGCAATTTTCTAAAACCTGTTCGCCTAAATCCTCATTCAATTCATAAACACCTTTTTTAATTAAAGAAGTAGAACCTTTGTTTAATTTTGAATTGAAAGCGTCTGTAATTCCAGATAGAGTAAAGTCATCAATAAAATCGTCAATTATTTCTAATAATCTTTTGTATTCCAAATTACCTTTGACTGCATAAGATTTAATATGATTTATAACTTTCCAACCTCTTTGATTAGTATTTATATCAACAACACAATCTTTATTTACATTATTATTTATTACATAAAATACAGGTTTCTGTAATTGAATTAACGCTTCTAATCTATGTTGACCATCAATAACGTAATTATCATTAGTTACAATTATCGGCACAACTAAACCAAATTTAGTAATTGAATTACAAAGTAAATCAACATGCTTTTTATCTACATCTCTATTAAATGTCAAGTATTTAAACAAGCCATAGTTTTTAGTTTCGAATATCTCAAATTTTTTCATTGTTTCTTGTTTTAATTTATACTTTGCTTTTTCTATATTCTGATTCTAATTGTTGCAAGTATAATTGATTCTTTGCCTCTAGTGTTCGATTCATATCTTTTAAATTCTCATTCTCTTCTTTTACGCTTCTTAGCATTTGTCTTAAATGATTAATCTCAATTCTGTGTAGGTCGTCAATGTGTGTCATGGTATTAAATTTTTATTTATAATGTTTATATGTAGTTTCTAAAGCTTCGATAATATTGTCTCTCTCTTTTCCATTTAGTGCCGATTCAATTAACCATCTTAATTCATCATAAGGACAAGAGCATTCGTCATTAAACCAATTATAATAAACGTCTATTAAATTTTCTTTGTGTTCTTGTGTCATAGCTCTTGTTTTATTTTTATTTTATCGTTCAAGTCGTTAATCAAACTAGACAATATAATTTCTTTATGTTCTTTATTTATAGCATACATTGGGTATCTCATCCATTTATGTGTTGATTTTTTTGGATTAAATATATCGCTCATTAATTTTCTGAAGTTTCTAAACCAAACTCTCATTGGTCGTGTTACTCTAATTACTTTATTTGTTTTCATTTGTTTAATTGATTTATTAGTGAATAAAATTTATAAGTCTCATAAGGCATTTTATAACCTTTGCAGTAATAACAAAACATCTTATTGCCTTTTACTTCTAGTTTGTTTGAACATTTGTTGCACTTTCTCATTTGATTTCTTTTAATGATTCTTTAATACTATCAAGCTTCCATTCCTGCATTTTAGCTTGTTCTTTGACGACTTGATTTATAATGAAGGGTAAGTCATCAAACATATCGTTAACGTCAAACACAACGCATTTATCGTCTCCATAATAAATATAGAGTTCTCCGTCGTTACAATGTATTTGAATTGTGTCATAAACATAAGTGTGTCTTTTAGCAACTTCTAATTGCTTTTCTAAATCTTTGATTTTTTCTTTGAGTGTCATATTGTTTGTTTTAGTTAAAGTTTTCTTTGTATTCATTGTCTCCGTCAGCATACCCACAAGCTTCAGCATCTACGTTATTATGTACTTTAGAGACATACTCTCCATAAGTACGCCACCAATTCAATTCGTCTTGTAATCGCTCTATATCGTGGTCTAAAATTAGATTTTGTTCTTCAAGTTCTCTAAATGATAAATCCATAATTTCTATTCTTTGATTTCTTTTTCTATTATTTTGTTTTCTAAATCTACAATAGTGTAGCCGTGTGTTCTTAAAAGATTAATTGATTTTCTAATCTCTTCAAGTTTCTTTTGCATCTTATAATGTGCAAATGTTTCGTTTTCTATACTCATGATTTCTTGTTTTTAAATTGTTTACTTAATAGTTCTAACATACGATTTTGGTTACTCTTTTGTATCCAATCTTTGTTAAGGTTAAAGTGTTTTGGGATAATCTTTTTGTTTTCTTTCATTATATAAAGTATTAGGGTAGTTAAATAAATTACAAATATCATCTACAATACAATCTCCAAATTCTTGGCTACCATATTCTATTAATATTTTTCTTAAATTTTCATGTTTGTTTTTAATTGTTTTCATAGTTTTATTCATTATTTAAAATATCTAACAAGCTTATCATATCTATTGAATAATCTGTTTTATAATCTTCTGGCTCTTCTGCTTTATAACAATTTAATCCATTGTATTGAATATAAATGTGTAGTAGTTTTTTAAAAGAGATGTCTTTATAATATAATTCAATTTCTTTTTGTGTTCCGATACTGTTTGCAATATCTACTTTGATACAATAATCTTTTAATTCTTGTGCTTTCATGGTTTTATTTATTAGTTATTAACAATATTAGTAAATAATTTCCAACTGACCAAATAAATATAAAAAAAATTATCTAATAAAATAATTACCATGAGGTACAGACCTAGTAAGTAGGTACTGAACCAGATAACGACAGGAGTCTATTCCGTGATTAAAATTATCTTGAGGAATAGAACCTGTAAGCTTCCAAGAATAATTATTAAATTCACGAATTAGATTTATAGAATTGCTATCAATTACAATTTGATAATCTTGCATCAATGCTATTCCTGACAAGATGCTACCTTTCTTTTTTATTGTAGGCACAATGTTTAATCCTTTTGTTTTTAATTCACTAATTAAACGGGGTTCGCTATTATCAGCCACAATTAAATTCTTACCTGCCTTTCTAATACAAGTATCATAAATTTGTGAGGTGGTCAAACCTTTTTTGTATAAATGTTCTTTAAACCAAATAATTTTTCTAGTTTTGTCAATCGCACCTTCTATTAAAGCTGAGGGGTCAACAGAGAATCCAAAGTCCAATCCGAATATTGAATCTATTTCCGTATTGAATTTATCTATATTCCAATGAGTAAATATAACTCCTTCTGCTCTTTGTAACCAGCCACCCATTATTTGATGTTTATACTTAAGAGGTCTTCTAACTTTCATATCTTCAATCTGTTTAACAAACGATTCTGATAAGTGGTCTAAGTTATCTAAGTAAGTTGTATGAATGTAAGTAATGTTTTCTTTTGTGCCGTTGAATCCGTCTGGTATTCCTCTATTCTGAAAAAACCTTTGATATATCCAGTTCTCTTTTGTAGTAGGGTTTAGAATTAATATACATCTATTCTTAACTCCTTTTGCTCTAATACTAAAATCAATCTTGTCAAAACTCTCTTCATCTGTAAGCTCTTCTGCTTCATCTAAAACAAACGAACTAACACCTTGAATAGATTTTAGCTTTGCCGTTTGGTCTCCACTTGATGTTCTAATCCCACTGAAATATATTGAACTGCCTGTTAAATTATTAATGATTTCTGTTTTGGTTACAGTGAACTGGTCAAGTATGCCCATTAATTCTAGCTTCTCAATAAACTCTGGTATAATTGACATACCTGCTGAGGTCATTGTATAACGAGTAAATAATATTCTGTGTCCTTTTTCGTAAGTAAGTAACACTAAGAATGTGTTTGTAGCAAATGATTTTCCACTTCCTCTTCCTCCTGTAATCACATAGTATCTACTATCTGAATTAAATAGAGCTTGATATTTAGGATTAAGATTTAGTTTCTTCATCTTTTATATCTTCTGATTCAATGTCAATTGTTTTTTCCTTATCTGCAAAATTAATTACAGGAATGTTGACTTCTGTTTTAACATTAAGTTCTTTAAGTTCTTTTGGTTTACCATACTTGTATTCCCAAAGTAATCTCATATGAGGGAAACTATCTTTTGCCTGTTTTGCAAGTTCAAGCCAAGCTTTCTCTTCACTACCAAATACTTTTTTCATTGCACCTAAGGCATAGTTACCTAGCTTCTTTTCCCTAGCTTTCGGTGGTCGTCCTTGTCCTCTATAAACTCCTTTTAAAGCACCGTTGTTTGCTCTTCCATCTTTTTTCTTTTTTTCATCGTTTACTCCTTCCATAAACCTTTATTTATTAATTGGCATATAATAGAGTAATTGCCTAAGTCCTGAAATGTATCTAATAAAGTTTCATTATTACCTTTACGATTCTTAATAATTAGATTTTTCCACCTACTTATTTTATCATTCATTCTAAACCATAAACCATGTAAAGCAAAGTCTTTGCCTTCCTTAGTTTCTAAGTTTGCACCAGTGCTTATATTACTAATGCCATAATCTAATTGCTTTTTTGCAAACAATTCAAATTGCTCTTCAACAATATCTTCATAACTCTTATAAAGATTTGGAGCTTCCTTTTGTAATAGTTTTCTGTATTTATTCTGCATATTCTAATTCTTTATCGACCATATTACTAATAACCATAGTTAATTCATCAACATCTTTATTGTTTAGATAGTTTACTTTACTTCTTATATATTCTCTTTTAGAGTAATTATCCATTTGATTTATACTATCTATAATGCTTTCCTGCCAAACAATTAAATCTTTATTGTATTTCTTATATATCTCGTAGTTTCTTAAAGAATGAATTAATGTAGCGTGATTTATATCCCAACCATTTTTTTTGTAAAAGTTTACGATTTGATAAAACGTCATTCTTTTGTGATTGTACAATATGTGGTTTAGTAAAGACCTTACTTCAACATATTCTATTTTTCTTATAATCTTAAATATATTTAGCTTTGATAGTTTTATTAACTTCTCTGCTATTTGATTTGCTGTAATCATGGTAGGTAATTTTTATGAGCTTTGTAATCTTCTAAAGCGTGTAGTATTGCGCCACAACATTCATAATGCTCTTCGTATTCATACTGCTCGATTAATATAGGTATTTCTTGTTCTGTTATTACTCTTTTTTTTAGACATAATAGAGTGTCTTCGTAACAATCTAAGTAATCTAAATATTCATTTGCCATTTATAAAGTGTCTTCTACTAAGTAGTTTTCTAGTTTAAATTCATTCTTAATATAGTTTTCATATACTTTGATAGCATATTCAACTTTTTGCTCACCACTAAAATAGAAATTTTCACTGACATTAAAAATACCAATTTCATTTGTTGGTGATTTATCAATGACAATATACTTAAAATCTTTATAATCTTTGCCAAACAAATTACAATAAATATAACATTGACTATCGTAATTATATTTGTTGGCACTGTATTTAAATGCCGATAAAACTTGAGTTGTCTTTAAATCAATAAGGTGTTCTCCCAAAACATCTGCCTTAGCTCTAAAAGGATAGTTGTTTAATGTGTTAACCATAGGCACTTCAAATTGACTATTTTGTATAAGTTCGCTTGCAGGTTTGCAATTATAAAATCTATCTCTTAATCTTAACGCTTTGTCTCTGTCTTTTACAGTAAAGACATCCCAACGCTCTTCTTTGGCAAGTTTGTATTCTTTATTTGCTTTTGTCTTAACATCTAAGAATAGGCACTCGTTAAATTTATCCTCTTCTAAAATACTAGCGTGAAATAAATAACCTTGTGCAAGTGCATCTGATTCAGTAGGTAGGTTTATTTGATTTAAGTATTCTAATGGGGATTTAAGTAATTGACTTATGGCACTACTTGATAAACAAGCTTTTGCCAAGTAGCCATAATAAAAGCTGTCTTGAATTGCTTTTTGTGTGAGCTCATGTCTATCATGAATCTCGTTGTCTAGTGTGATTATTGGTTCTTTCATATTAATTACAATTATAGTTATACTGATATGAAACATAATACTCCCAACAACCAGCTTCTATATAGTAAGTGTAAACCTCATTGTTATAACCATCTCTGCATAAATAAATATACTTAACAGTTTTGTCTCCGTACTCTGTATGATAAGGTTCATCAAAGTAAGGAGCTGAAGGGTAATGACTTAAATCGCAATTATCTGAGCAACTAAACAATGTAAATAAAATTAGTGCGTAAAGTATTGTTCTCATATTTCTTTGTTATTCACTTACAAAGTTAATAAAAGAACTGAATAAAACAAGTATTACATGAAATTCTTTTTCCAAATATCTAAACCAACTGCATATCGTTGTTTAGCATCTGGGTATTCAAGAATCATTTTGGCATTGTTCATAAACCTTGCCATGAAACTAGCTTTCTCTTCGTATTTTTTTGGTTTGAGTAGTGGCATATATAAATAACAATTATATCTTATTATGTACTCTAGAATTTACATTTTGCACAATTCCATTTAGCACCCATTTGATTTATGTACTTCTTAAAATCTTTTGTCTCTTTATAGTAAGTCCAACGCTTATTATAATATATGCCAGAAACCCTGCATTTTTCAAGAGGTATGTTTACATCGTCATTATCAAAGTCATGCTCTACTTTAATCACTGCTGATTTATCTGTATGCCAAGAATCACAAATCCTTTCAAGTAATAGTTTTTGCCCTGTTGGTATTTTATTGTATTTGTATTTAACTTCTATAAGTATTAAAACTTCATTGTTAAACTCTAATACGGCATCAATATCCGAAGGGTGTAACTTACCGTTTTGTACTCCAGTAAAATCAATTACTTGTTTTACTCTTTTTCTATTTCTGATTAGTCCTTTGGTTTCAGTCATTGTTGTATTCTTTATAAACTCGTTCTAGTTTTTTATGTAGGTTGTTTTTAAAACAAGACGAACAACTAGTAAGGCTCATTTTTTGATGAAATATTCTATTATATATTCTAAGCAGTTTTTGTTGCGTTTGTGGATGTACAGTAGATTTTGCCTCTGTAAAATATTTATCTAAATATTCATATTCCTCTTCTGTTAAACATTCTGGTTTATAATAAGGGAATAGATAATTTAATTTGGCTTTCCGCTCCTCACACCCGCAATCTTCACCAAGTACCCATTTAGCTACTTTTGCTATTCCAGTAGCTTCTAGTACTTGTTCTACTGTATCGCCAAGTCCCCTAGCTTTTGTACTTTTTGTACTCTTCTTTGCTTTCTTTTCTGATTTTTTCTTTGGCATTTGTTAATGTGTTAAATATTGAACTTAAACTTATTTTTGTCTCTTTACTTATATCTCGCATACTCATATCGGTATTTAAATATAACTTAGTAAGCTTCTTATCGTACCAATACCATTTGTCAATTATACTATCTATTTTATTGTATAATGCCTCTAAGTTAACTTTTTTTTTGTAATTATCATTATAAGCATCTATATCAAAAGTTATTTGATTCATAATATAATTAAACTTTTCATTGTCTATATCTGAGAATAATACTGTTTTTTTATTTTTATTATAATTAGTAAACTTGCTGTAATATAAGTTTCTTAACGTAATGTATATGTAAAATGTATTAATTTCAGTTTCATTGTACATAATTCTTTTTACATCTTTTGTGTAATCGTACATTCTTAAATACATATCTTGTACTAACTCATTGGCATCACTATTATTCAATTTAAAACTCTTAGCCATATTTAACCATTCGTTATGCCTTTTAGCTAATATGTCAAGTATCTTAGAGCTCATCTTCAAGTATTATTTCTAATAACCTATCAAATGAATTTGCAATATCGTATTGACCCTGCCAATCGTTTTGAAACTTAACCTCGTCTGGAGTTAGCTTTTGTTGAGTAGTCGGCTTATCTCCGTCTTTAATTTCTATTAAATAGTTTTTGCCTTTAAACCCAACTATAATGTCTGGAGCACCTTTTCCGAGTTGATGAGTATGGAGGACAGAACATCCTATCTCTCTAAGTTGTGAGACAATCTTTTTTTGGTTAGCATCTACTCTAGCTCGCTTTCGCATCTGATATTATCTAATTCATCAAAGGGCGTTTGATTATTAAAATAATATCTATTTGATTTTCTGTGGTATGTTATGCCTTCAATATCTTGTGGATAACCTACCAATTTTTGTTTTTTAATCTTTTGACTGCCAAATGTAACTTCAGTATTACTAAAATCTAAAGCTCTATTTGGTCTCCATACAAAAAGTACATTATCACTTTTATCAGCAAACGTTCCACCACCTTTTATTGAATTAACATCTGGTTTTCTATACCTTCCGTTGTCATCCTTTTGTGGTGTAACTTGGTGTGCAACTAAATGAACAGAAATTTTATTCTCTACGGCAAACCTTTTTAATTCACTCATAAATCTACTTATGTATAAATCTTCTCTTTCACCTCGTTGCATCCTGTGTTGTACAGTATTGTATGGGTCAATAATCAATGAACGTATTCCTTTTGTCTTAACTAAAAACTTAGCTCTTTCAAATATGTCTTCTAATTTATAACTTTTTTTTGGATATATAATAAAAAAATGTTTTTTCATAAACTCCATGCCTTGTTTAAACTCCTTTTCACTCATATAATTATTTTGATAAAAAGGGTCTGAACTTTTGCCAATGTAACATTCTATTAAGTCATGGAAAAAATCATTTATTGGCATATTCTCTGGACTAAATACTGCAAACTTCCAACCATCGTGAAATGCCTTTAAAACTGATAGTTGATTTAAAAACATACTTTTTCCTTCATTTTGATACCCTGTCCATATATTAACTTCACCGTTTCTCCAAGTCCATGCCCTATCAATAGCACTTATATGAGTTGTAGAACCTCGCTCTTGTCCGTTCTTATAACCGTCCAACATACTATCATAAATATCATCAACGGCAAAAATACCTTCTACTTTTGGTACTCTAGCTTGTTTAAATCTATACTGTAATGATTCTATACCTTCATTTAACAAAACTTCGTTAGCATCTTTATAAGGATTTGTGTCAATAATTCTAATCTTTTCAGCACCAATACGCCTTATTAACTCTTCTTCTAAGTATCTTCCGTTTTCGTCATTGTCAGTACATAAGTAAACTACTTTTGCATTATCAAATACTTCATAAGAATTTGTAATACATTCTAGTTTCTTGTCTAAGTTTTTATCTCTGGCATTTGGTGCACCCATATTAACAGATGTATGCCAAGTGAAACCTGCTACTTCCCAACTAAGTGAATCTAATTCTCCTTCACATAGTATTACAAAATCTTGATTCACTACCCTATCGTAATTAAATATTATGGGTTGACTATTTCTTGACTGTGTAAATGTTTTGTTTTCAATGCCTCTTGTTTTATAATTTACAAGTTCATTATTTTTTAAGTAAGGAAACACAACACTTCTGCCATCTTTTGTAGTAGTAATCTTATTGTTTTCTATAACTTCATTAGTTATGCCTCTATCATTAAGAAACTTTATGGCACTTGAACTTATTTTCTTTAAGTTGTTTGTAGTTGGTTTAGTATATATTTTTTCTTGTATCATATTGTTGTTAGGGTTTACAGAACCGTTCCAACCACAATGGTGGCAGTGATATAGTCCATCGTCTAGATTTATTGACAAAGATGTATCTCTTTTGTTTTTTCTAGTATGACTACATTTTGGGCACTTTACTTTCTGTTGAGAGTATTTGCCTTTGGGTGCGATTCCAATTTTTCTAAAGTTTTCTTGCATAGTAATTTTTTTTGTGTATATTTTATAATACACTATGTAATATAATACACTATGTATTATTTATTTATATATTACACTATGTATTACATAGAACTGACATTCTTGGCACTTGGGCTTACATAAATCTTACGCTCTTTGCCGTCATTTCCTAAGCTTTTTGTAACTCTTTTTATATAATCTTTGTTTTCTAAACTCTTTAAAATTCTATATAAAGTTCTATCGTTTAAATTTAATGCCATGCATATACTATCATTTGAGGCATAACAATAACCTTTTTTAATCGAAAGTGAATCTATATAAGATAATACAGTAGCTTCTGATATTGATAAATTTGTGTTCATAAATGCTAAATTAATGTTTACGTATTTTGTGTTTTTTCTTTGTGTCATAATGTTAGATAAAAATCCCCCAAAACAAAAGACACGAACTCAGAAAATGCCTCAAGTAATGGGGGAATGTTAATTTAAAATGGTAAATCTGGTGTCGGTAAAGACGGTGCAGGTGCTGATGCAGTAGCTTGAGTTTCTTTATTCTCAGGCACATATTCATCAATCCATACATTGTGAGTTTTCCCATACTGGTCTGTGGCTTTTTTGTTTGCAATAGTAAGCTTTAAATAACGCTTACCTTTATAATCAAACCAAGCATCCTTAACTTTGTCTTCACTAATAGTAAAGTTTACCATGTCGTAGTTTCCAACTTTTTTTCCACTACCAACAAATTTTCTTTCATTCATAATTTTAATTTAATTTAGGTTAATAATAATTTTTCTACTTTCTTACTTACTTTATATTTTTTTCTAATATCGGTGATAGTAAAACCCTTTTCTTTTATAGCTTGTTTTGCTTTGTCAAACTTCTCTCCTTTCTCTTCAAGCCAATCTTTATTTGGCTCTAACACGCTTGTAGACGCATTTTGAGATACCTTAGAGTGATTGTTAGTAGCATCTGCATCTTTGGTATCATCAATTAAAAACAAGCCGTTTAAAGCGTATTTTCTAGCATAACTACTTGAAGCTCCATAACATTGAGCTACATCCATACCTTTTCTATTTAGGTTAATTCCTGCCTGTGCTCTTACAGATAGTTTGTCTTTTCCGTCTGTAATCTCAGCAACGGCATTAACAAACAATGGCTCTGGAGCAATAGAATCAGATATAGTAAGCAACAACCCTTCTTTTGCAAGTAAAGGTTTAACTGCCTCTAAAATGTCTTCACAACTCCTGTAATTGTAATTACCGAAATTGTTTCTTTGATTTTTAGGTGCTTTCAAACTCCCTTGAATACGCACCAATTTCTTTGTTAAGTTTTCCATGTAACAAACATATACATAAAAAATGTCATGTGCAAGACAAAAGACAAAAAAAAGAGGCAACGCTAGTTACCCCTTTTCGTTGAAAACAAAGAAAATCAACAGATATTCGCACCCTATTGAATTCACAAAGATATAAAAATACCTATTAAATTCACAAGGGTATTGAATTTATTTATTAACCTATTAAATTCAACGACCCTGACCCTTGTATTTCTTATGATAGTTTTTAGAGCTTTTTAAGGCACTCATTTTGCTTTTTGCGTGTATACCCTTACGTTTTTTAGATTTGCTCTTATAAGTGCTTATTTTAAGTACTCTAGCCATTATTTTTTAAATATACTAGTAGCTTTTTCTGTTGTACGACCACCAAAGTATGCTAATACAACTGCCATCATTACTTTCTCAAATGTATCGTTCCATGTAACACCAATGTTAAATGGCACGCTTTCTATGCTGTCTAATATACCAGCTAAACTAAATACAACTATACACCAAACCAAAACTAGAGGACGTACATTCTTCGAAAGCCATGAGTCGCTTATAGAATCAGCTTGCCATCTATCTGTTATAGATTGTATTTCTTTGTTTTGTTGTTCGTAAATTAGTTGTTGTAGTTTTATTTTATCTTCATTAGATATTTTAGATTTACCTATTTCAGACAACGCTTCTTGTGGCGAGCTTACACCGCTTAATACTTTTCCTAGTGTTGGATTTATCATTGATGCAGCACCAAATAATAATTTACCAACTGTAGTTTCTTTAAATTTCTTTTTATCAGACATTTGTTATATCTATATATTTAGTTTTACCATCTTCTCTGTATGCCTTTAGACATCTTTTTCTGTTTGAATCTGCGTCTACATAGCTTACGTGTACCCAATCTGGGTTATGGTCTGTACCAAACTCCCAAATAAGTTGGTCAAAGTCGAGATTATCTTTAATATAATAATACATAAAAGCATTACTAACGCTACCATAAACGTCA